AAAACAATGACAAAACTGGTCTAGTTAACGTTTTAATTTATCAAGACGGTAAAATCATTGTAGATAAATCTAATTATACAGATGAGATCAAAAAAAACAATGGCTTATTAAGATCAAATTCTATGGGTAAAAGTTTGGTTTCATATGTTATTGGTCATGGTGTTTGTAAAGGTTATATTGGTAGTGTGACTCAATCAGTTTCAGATTGGAATGTTTTAAATGATACACTATATGCTGACAATACTTTGTTAGAAATATTAAACATGAAAGCAGGAGATCATAACTTTGTAGGTGAATATAATTTTGGTAATGTAAAAACTAGTACAGATGGTGCTATCAAAGGTAAAGCAGATCAAGTTATTCAAAAACACTCTATTGCTGTGACTATGAATAAGTATTTTAAAGGTACAACAAAAGATGACAAAGTACCATATAATTATAGTGCTTTAGCAACACATGTTGCAATCAATTATTTTATTAGTAAGTTTGACAATGCTCAAGAATATGAGGCATTTTTAACTTCAATCTTTAGAGATCACATTGGTGTTAAAGATAGAGTTAGTTTTCAAAAGACTACATGGTCGTCAGCAGACTTTAAAGAGGGAAATTCTAGATTTACTTTTTATGCTACGTCACATGACTATTTAAGAATAGCAAAACAAATTATAGAAGATTATAACTCTGATAGTTGTATTGGTGATTATTTAAGAACTTTATACGATAACAGAATTACTAAAAATAGTAAAACAGGTTTTGAGTTAAAACAGATGGAATCTTACACTAAAGAATATGGTGGTCAATTTCATATGACGCCTGTTGGAATAGATAAGAGTAGAGTAGTATGGTCTATGGGTGGTCATGCTGGTCAACAGATTGTAATGGACATGGACACAGGTAATATTATTGTAGTTAACTCTGTAGATCAACACTACAATTGGAAAAAGATTGTATATGATGTAATGAAGAAAGGTCTAGGAGTTAAGTAATTGACAGCGGCCGACGGATTTGGATTATTGTTAACTGGTATTGTTGTGATGACGATAGGGTTAACAATAATTTGGTACGTTTTAAACAACAAGGATAAAGAAGATGACGAATGATGGATTATGGAAAGATATGAAAGAAATAGCAAATTTAAAAAAGACGATAGTAAAATTGAGAAATAAAAAAGAAGTTAAACAAGAAGTTAAATCAGAAAAAGTGTTAAACAAAATAACACCTTTACATGATTTTTCATGGTACTTAAAATGGTTGAGTTGTATATTGATATTATCAGCAGTGTGTTTCAGAGCCAGTGGTGGTGCGTTTCATATGTTTGATTTATATTTCAGTTTTGCAGGTACATTGGGTTGGTTATGGGTAGGAATACTATGGCACGACAGAGCTCTAATGGTACTGAACACAAGTTTAGCAATGGTATTAATGATAGGAATTTTAAAATCTTATGTCTAGTGTATTTGTAATAGGTAATGGCGAAAGTCGTAAGAATTATAATTTAAATAATCTAAAAGAAAAAGGTAGGACATATGGTTGTAATGCCTTGTATAGAGATTTTACACCAGATGTTTTAGTTGCAGTTGATCAAGGTATATGCCATGAAATATACAATAGTGGTTATTGCCAAAACAATGAAACATATTTAAGAGGTTGGACAAGATTACCAGCACCAATATATGAGTCTGTTATAAATGCAGGTGCCTCAATAACTGCTGAAGAAATGGCTGTAGTTAAAGAAAACAAATTGATTAACTCAAATGAGAGAGGTGATTGCCAAGAGTTTGTAATGCATGGGTCTAATATATCAGGTGCAGTTAAGATATTAAAAGAGAACAAAGACATAGAGTCTAAAAATGTAAATCATACCGCTGTAGATGTTAGTTGGTGTTCAATAGATAGTAAAGAACAATCTATAGACGATGTAATGAAACCAAGAGATTGGGGATTTTCTGCTGGCGCTACTGCTGGTGCAATTGCTATATTAAAAGAAAAACAACCAAAGGCAGAGAAACCAGATGAGAAGATCAGTTTAGAACTATTTTTAATTGGCCAAGATATGGCTAGTAATGATGACAAGATAAACAATCTATACAAAGATACCAAATACTATGGTCTAAAAGAACAACAACAAGTACCAGTAGATAATTGGATCAATCAATGGAAATCATTAATGGTTAACAATCCAGATGTGACGTTTTATAAAGTCAATCCAGAGGCTGATACTGGCAGTGATAATATTAGTAAACCAATTAAAGAGTGGGAAGGCCTTAAAAACGTCTTCTATATTGACTATCCTACTATGGAAACACTAGTAAGCTAAAGGAGCATTGACAATATAGTCAGTTTGTGTTATATTAGGTGTTATGAGTATAAAAATGTTGAATAGTCTTATGAAAAGTAATAAAACTAAAACTATTAAAATTAACAACTATGTCAGATATTGGGATAGAAGTGAAACTAATGGACACAATATAGAAATTTTGAAAACCGATGGAAGTTTATTGAAGATTGAAATGAGGTGGCCAAAGGGTGAGAATAGATTAGTTAAGCCAGGTAGAGCACATAAAAGATTAAAATCTGGTAAATACATTTAAAACACTTATAAATAATAATGATCCCGATAATATAGGGAACACAAATATAATAATACAATTAATACAAAGGAGAAAATAATATGGATTTTGAAGCATTAAAATCATCTTCAAGTGGCTTTGACAAATTAACTAAAGCTCTTGAATCGAACCTCAATCCAGAGGATCAATCAAACAAAAACAAATATCAAGACGAGAGAATTTGGAAACCTGAACTAGATAAAACTGGTAATGGTTATGCAGTAATCAGATTTCTACCTGCCAAAGAGGGAGAAGATTTACCTTGGCAGAGAGTTTGGTCTCATGCTTTCCAAGATAAAGGCGGCTGGTATATTGAGAACTCATTAACAACATTAAGTCAAAAGGATCCTGTGTCCGAAGAAAACACAAGATTGTGGAATACTGGTGTTGATAGTGATAAAGATATTGCTAGAAAGAGAAAAAGAAAACTTTCTTATTACTCAAATATTCTAGTGATGTCAGACCCGAAACATCCAGAGCATGAAGGCAAAGTGTTCTTATTCAAATTTGGTAAAAAGATTTTTGATAAGATTACTGAAGCTATGCAACCGGCTTTTGAAGACGAAAGTCCAATTAACCCATTTGATTTTTGGAAAGGTGCAAACTTTAAACTAAAAATCAGAAAAGTAGATGGTTATTGGAACTACGATAAGTCTGAATTTGAGGCAGTGACGCCAGTTGCTGATAGTGATGACAAGATCAAAGCGATCTGGTTAAAACAATATCCTCTTAAACCATTCTTAGCACCTGACAATTTTAAGTCCTATGATGAACTCAAAGAGAAACTGAATAGGGTAATTTCAGGTACAAGAAGCACTAAAACTGCTGATAGTGATGAGCTCCCGCCAGCACAAACAGCACCTAGTGTAAAAAGTACTGAAGCACCTAGTACTCCATCGGCTAGTGATGATGACGATACGTTATCTTACTTTAGTAAATTAGCTGAGGACGAAGCATAATCTAAACCATTCCCTCCGTTTAGAAATATACGTGTAAATACTTTAAAGGGCTACTAGCAATAGTAGCCCTTTTTTCGTTATAAATATACACATGGCAATAAGCATATTAGATACACTGGTTGATAAACAAGACGGTGCTGTTAAATCAGCGTCTTGGTATAGAAAAGCAGTAGGTACTATTACATCCAGAATGACAGCAAGAAAACTAATGGGTCAAGGCAAATTAATTGGTAGACCTAGTGTTGGAAGATTAAATCTGTTTGTATATGACCCTAAATATAAACAGACATTACCGTACTATGACATATTTCCGTTAGTGTTGCCGTTAGAGCCAATCAAAGGTGGTTTTGCAGGTATTAATTTTCACTATTTGCCACCAAACCAGAGATTTACTCTATTGACACAATTAAGTAGATTTAGTGTACAAGGGTCAAAAATAAATAGTACAAATAGATTTGATGTCAGTTATAATAGAATTAAAAAGTTACCATTAACTAAAAATGCTATTAAGAAATATTTGTGGTCACATACTAGAAGTCAGTTTTTAAAAGTTGATTATGATGAAGCTGCTTTAGCAGTATATTTACCAATAGCACAATTTAAGAAAGGGAGACCATACTAATGGCGATATTAAGAGGCGGTAAAAGAATAGGCGGATACGATATTAGAATTGGTATACCGAGAGATAGATCACTTGACAACGTGACAGGTGATAAAAGATTAAAACGTACACAAGGTGGTAATCCTGAATCTACAACAGGTAGAGTATTGGCGATGGTCAATGAGGCCGAAGGCTTTGCTCGTAAGGCAAGATTTTATGTTGAGTTTATGTTACCTAAATCTTTAGGTGGTGGTCCTGATGGTTCAGCAGGTTCAGTATCTTCAACAATGACAGATGAAACTTATGATTCATTTTATACACAATCAGATATGAATCAAGTACATATAGCAAATGGTAAACGTGTTCAAGCATTTTGTAGTGCTATTGAAATGCCTGATAGAGAAATAGTTACCAAAGAAGTTAGACATGGTAATACACCAGCTAGACATGTTGCTATTGATTTTAAATCTTCAGAGATTACAGCAACGTTTTATGCAGACAAATTTATGAGAGAAAGATCATATTTTGAAATGTGGCAAAGTGCCGCTTTCAGTACAAAATCTTTCAATATGAACTATTACAAAAATTACGTGACAGATATGAGAATATACCAATTAGGTCAATTTGCGTCAAGACAAGAGAGAGACGATATAACCTATGGTGTACAATTGTTTGATTGTTTACCTACAAGTATAAGTAAGGTAGATTATTCGCATGATGAGAATACAGTACAAACATTTTCAGTCACATTTAAATTCATGTATTGGATTAATTTCTTTTTAGATAAACAAGGCAATATTGAACTTGGTCAATCTAAATTTGGAAAACCGACAGTGAAACAACAATCTGGTTTATTAGGAGGTTTACTTGGTAAACTACCACCAGAATTGAGACGAGCAGGTAGAGACGTGTTGAACAATTTGAGACGTAGAGTACCGTTAGGTAAAATTACCGGCGGTAGAGCGTTCCCACCGTTCAAACTACCACCATTAAATTTATAATTAAGGAGATAATATTATGGCATTACCGATAATAAAGACACCGACATATGAATTGACATTACCTTCCCAAGAATTAAAAGTGAAGTTTAGACCTTTTCTTGTTAAAGAAGAAAAGATAATGTTAATAGCTCTTGAGTCAGGTGAAGAAAAAGAAATAACAGAGGCAACTAAAAAAGTTTTAGGTGCATGTACATTTAACAAAATAGATATAGCTAATTTACCAACGTTTGACATTGAGTATATGTTCTTACAAATAAGAGCAAAGTCAATTGGTGAAATTTCTAAATTTAAAGTTATTTGTCCAGATGATAAGTCAACCTATGCAGAGGTTGAAATTGACCTATCAAAGATTGAGGTACAAGTAGATGATGAACATACGAACAAAGTAGTAATTGATGAACAAAGGCAATTGGGTGTTGTTCTCAAATATCCTACGATGGCAATGATAAACAGAGATAGTCTAAAAGACGCTGATTATGATACCGTATTTGATTTAATGTTAAGTTGTGTACATGAAATCTTTGAAGGAGAGAAAATCTATCCTGGAGTAGATACAACTAAAGAAGAAATGAAAGAGTTTTTTGAGAAATTACCACAAGGTGCTTTTGATAAAATTAGAAAATTCTTTGACACTATGCCTAGATTGAGACATGAGCAAGAAGTCACAAATCCAAAGACAGGTGTTAAAAGTAAAGTGACCTTTGAAGGACTCAACGATTTTTTCGGATTGGCCTCACCCATAATAGCCTAGAGGCGTATTTTGAAGTTAATTTTGCACTAATGCAACATCATAAATATAGCATTAGCGACATTGAACAGATGTTACCATGGGAACGTGATATATACGTTAATATGTTGACTAATTATATTAAAGAAGAAAACGAAAAAAGACAAAGGGAGATTAAAAATGGATAAAGAAATTAAAATTGAAAATGAAATCAATAATAAAGACGTAAAAAAAGACGTAAAGGTAGCAGAACCTAAACAAAAAATAACAGTTGACCTAGAAGTAGATACGTCTATCAAAGACCTAGGTATTAACCCATATGCTAAATTAATACATATGGCAAGAGCTGTAGACGCATGGAGAATATTCCCTAGACTATTCTTAACAGTTTACATAATCTTATTATACAAATGTGTAATATGGTATATGAATTTAGGACAACCTAGTATGGAACAAAGTGGGTTAATCAGTATCGTTGTTGGTGCTGGCGCTGCTTGGTTTGGTTTATATACAGGAACAAGTAAGAAATAGAGATAAATAGATATGAACAAAATAATAATGTTTTTTATATTGGCTGTTTTTATGACGGCATGTTCTGGAAAACAAATAACTTTCGGTAAGAAATGTATGGAAAAAGAAAACCATATAGTTTATTCTTATATATGGTTAACTGAAAAAGAACATCCAGCTGATAAAGAAACTTGCAAAAAAATAAACAAATAGAAATATGGCATTACCAAGTTTAGATAACACAGCAGACGACCAAACTCAAATCGCAATTGATGTTTTAGGTAAAGCAATAATGGCTAAGGCTAGCATGGCAATAAAAGGTGCTACCAAGTCTATTGTACCTAATATACCTCAAATGGTTAATAACTTAACAAAAGATTTAGAGAAAGGTCCTATTAATAACTTTACAAAAGTAATTAGAAAGTTAGAAAGATTGGTAGAAGGCTTAGGTTTAGATTTAAGAGATTACAATCAAGACTTGGCCAAACTATTACAACAAAGAGAAGAAAAGGCCGTTAAGTCAGAGGCAACTGTACAGAAATTAAGAGAGCAAGGTGTTGTTGCACGTATTA